CGATTTGGAAAAACAGTTTTAGCTGTCAATGAAATGATTAAGACAGCAGCTGCAAAACCTAGATCTTTATGTGCATTCATAGCTCCAACTTATAGACAAGGTAAATCTATAGCTTGGGAGTATTTAAAATTTTATACAAAACCTCTCATGTATTTGGGAGGCAGTAGGAACGAAACTGAATTAAGAATAGATTTATTTAACGGAAGTCGAATTCAAATATTTGGTGCAGATAATCCTGACAGTATCCGAGGAATGGGTTTTGATGGAGTTGTCATGGATGAATATGCGATTATGTCGCCTAGGGTTTGGACAGAAATTATCAGACCTGCAATATCCGATAAACTAGGCTGGGTAATGTTTATCGGAACACCAATGGGACATAATCAATTCTGGGAAGTCTATGATTACGCCCAACGAGGTCATAAAGACTGGATGGGTAAGATGTATAGAGCATCAGATACCAAGGTGATTCCAGTTGAGGAACTGGCACAGGCACGTTCCATAATGACCGATGAACAATTTGAACAAGAGTTCGAATGTTCATTTACTGCAGCGGTCTCAGGAAGTTATTACGGAAGATTAATAACGAAAGCCGACAATGATGGAAGAATCGGATCCGTGCCTGTTGATACAAACGTAGGTGTAGAAACGTGGTGGGATTTAGGTATAGGTGACTCAACAGCAATTTGGTTTGCTCAACGAGTGGGACAGGAAATACACCTCATTGACTATTACGAAACTTCAGGAGAATCTTTAGCACATTACGCTGATAAACTTGAAGAAAAAGGTTATGCTTATGAACGTCATATAGCTCCTCATGATATTCAGGCAAGAGAATTAGGAACAGGAAAATCTAGATTGGAAGTTTCCAATGAATTAGGAATAGATTTTGAAGTAGCTCCTAAATTAGAAATTGATCACGGAATAGAATCTGTGAGAAATATGTTACCGAATTGTTGGTTTGATAGAGTTAAATGTAAATTAGGTTTAGATGCTGTCAGACAATATCGGAAACAATGGGATGATAAGAACCAGGTATTTAAAAATAAACCTCTTCACGATTGGTGTTCACACGCAGCAGACGCATTAAGATACGGAGCTGTGCATGATCCAATTGATATGAGTGAATGGGAAAAACCAATTAACATAGATACGAAATACATAGTATGAAATCAGAAAAAGATATATTAGCAGTTTTAAGTAGAGAGATACATAACGCATCAGGTTTTATTGGTGGGGAATTAGTATCTCGTAGAAAAAAATCATTAGAGTATTATTTAGGTATGCCTTTAGGGAACGAACAAGAAGGTCGTTCTCAGGTAATATCTAATGATGTACTTGATACAGTAGAAAGTCTCATGCCTTCCTTAATGAGAATTTTTACTGCAGGAGACAATGTATTTAATTGTGAAGGTACTGGACCAGAAGACGATGAAATGGCACGTCAATGTTCTGACTACCTGAACTATATTTTTTATAAAGAGAACTCAGGATTCCTGGCTCTTTACTCTGCATTTAAAGATGCATTGATTCAAAAGAATGGAATCTTAAAAGTTTATTGGGATGATTCTAATAAAACTGAAAGAGAAGAATATACAAGATTAACTGAAGATGAATTTAATGATCTTGTTGCAGATCCAGAAGTTAAAGTTGGAAATCATTCTGAATACGAAGAACCTATTTTAGACGAAAAAGGAAAAGAGTTAGACAAAGTAACTCTTCATGATGTAGTTATTCATAGAACAAGATTATACGGACAGGTCAGAATTGAACCAGTTCCTCCAGAAGAATTTTTAATTTCAAGACGAAGTAAAGATATTAATTCTGCAAACTTTGTATGTCATAGAACGAACAAAACAAGAACAGAACTTGTTGAGATGGGCTATGATAAAGATCTTGTTGACGGATTACCTACGGGTGATACCGACTTCTTTACAGAAGATAAATTTGTACGACACCAGAACATAGATTTTTCACACGGAGCTAGTGAAGGTGATAAAAGTACAAATGATATTTTATTTATGAATGCTACATCAAAATGGATGTTAATGAAGATGGTAAAGCAGAATTATTAAAAATTACAACTGCAGGATCTGGAACAGGTAAAATAATAGATATGGAAGAAGTAGATAATTTTCCATTTGTTTCCATGACTCCTGTAATTATGCCACACAGATTTCACGGAAGATCTGTTGCTGAACTCGTAGAAGATATTCAATTAATTAAATCGACTGTTATGAGACAAATGTTAGATAATATGTATCTAACAAACAATAACAGAGTTGCTGTCCAAGATGGACAAGTTGCGATGGATGACCTTTTAACTAATAGACCAGGTGGAATTGTTAGAACGAAACAACCACCATCGAATGTTATGATGCCTCTTCCAGCACAACCGATTACCGAACAAGCAAGTGGAATGTTAAGTTACCTTGATTCTGTTAAAGAAACACGAACAGGAATAACAAGACAATCACAAGGGCTAGATTCAAATACCTTAAATAAAACAGCGACTGGTCAAAACCAAATTCTGACACAATCACAAATGAGAATGGAGTTAATCGCCAGAATCTTTGCTGAAACAGGTGTAAAGGATCTAGCTTTAAAAATATTTGAACTGGTATGCAAATACCAACAAAAAGAAAAAATCGTAAGAATTAGAGGCAAGTATATTCCTATGAGACCTTACGAATGGAAAGATAGAGTTAATGTTACTGTCCAGGTAGGATTAGGAACAGGATCAAAAGAACAACAACTCATTCTTCTTAACGCTATATTGGAACGACAAATGCAAGCAATAAACTTACAACAAAATGTATTTGGTCCAATGGTTAATCTTAGGAATGTATATAATAGTTTAAAGAAACTAATAGAGAACGCAGGATTAAATGGAATAGAACCCTATTTCATGGATCCTGACGTAGGTGCAGCTCAAATGCCTCAGTTGCCACCTAAACCACCAACTGAATTTGAAAAAGTTACATTAGCTCAAGTACAAGGTGAAAACCAACGTGCACAATTAAATGCCAATGTAACACTAAAAGAAATTGAAGGTAGAATGAGACAACAACTACTTGACTTCGAAATTAAGATTAAAGAATTAGAATTGAAATACGGATCTAAGATAGATGAGCTTGAACTTAAACGTAGAAGTATGTTAGAACAAGCAGATCTCAACAAATCAGGTGATTTGATGAAAGAGATAGTAAAAGGTCAACAACAATTCTTTAATAATGGACAAAAAGGAAACACAGATCAGGGAGGGAAAGAGAGCCCAGGTGCTCCTAAACGATCCCCTACTGAAACAGGCATTTGAAGATCTCCTAGAAACTTATAAGCAGGAGATTTTCCACACAAGTTTTGCTGACGATGAAAAACGTAGATCCCTTTGGATGGCATATAATATGCTAGATAAAATCAGAGGTCATTTACAAACTATCATGGAAAGCGGAAAACTAGCTCAAAAAGATCTTGAGCTTTTAAACAAGAGCTAACCTATTCTAGGAGCTCGTTACACGTCAACCAATAGGAGGAACGTTACATGGCACAAGAACAAACTGTTCAAGGTGCTGCGAAGAAAATAACAGGACTACTGAATCCTGAAGAAGGACAATCAGAACCTGAAAAACAAGCAGAGCCTTCAGAGCAACCTCAAGAGATCAAAGAGGAAACTTCACAAGAGAGTCAATCAAAGTCTGAAGAAACTCCAAAAGAAGTCGCTACTGAAAATACGGAAATCAAAGAAGAAACGCAAACAGAAGTAGAGGAACCCGAACTCCACCGAGTCAAAGTACAAGGTCAAGAGTTAGAGGTTAGCCTTGATGAACTGAAAGCAGGTTATTCACGAGATTCCGATTACCGACAAAAAACTCATTCTTTAGGATTAGAGAAAAAAGATCTCGAATCTGAAAAGAGTAGTTTGCGTCAAAATTATGATACTCGTTTATCAGAACTAAACGACATGATTGCAACTGCTGATGGTTTCATCAGGCAGCAACAAGGTAGTAAAGACCTTCAAAGGCTTTATGACGAAGATCCCACATCTGCGGCTAAACTGGACTACCAGTTACGAGAACAACAAAGACAGATTGATGGCATGAAGTCTAAAGCTAATGATGCTTACCAAAAACAATATAGTGAATACCTTGACGCACAAAGACAATTAGCAGCAGCGACAATACCAGAGTACAGCGATCCTAATAAAACTGATCAATTCAAAACTAATATGCGTACAACGCTTAGAGGTTATG